AGGGCAGTCTTCGACCTCTCAGCATTCCGCACCGCCTAGCCGGTGTTTGATAGCGTGCCTGACGCAACTGTGCAGGCTGCTGCGACTTCTGCGCTGTGCCTGATTGGTCAAGATGGCTGCGACTGCGATGTGCAGCAGTGGCAACTGATGGTTGCCCATATGCTCTACATTCAAGGGCAAGTAGCCACTGGTAATGGTGGTGCAGGTGCGGTGACTTCGGCCACCATTGATAAGGTAAGCGTGGCGTTTGCTGCGCCCCCTTTTGGGACTAGTGCCTATAAATTCTGGCTGTTCAAGTCACCCTATGGCGGGCAATTGCTTGCCATGCTGGATCGTTGCTCTAAGGGCGGCGTGTACGTGGGCGGGTTGCCTGAGCGTTCGGCGTTTCTATCTGTAGGCGGCGTGTTTCCGGGGCGGGGTCGATGGCTAAGGTGAACACAATCACGGTCAAAATTGAAGCTAGGCGCGGATACAAGTTCTGGGTTGTCTTGTGCCTACTGATTGGTGAAACACCTGGTTTACGCAATATTTCGGCATGGATTTTTGCAAACTTGGCGATGAAAGTTAGGGTTGTGAATGGCTAAGGTGATCTACGGCAAGGGGATTGCTCGTCTTCGCAAGGAGATGGAGAGCATCAAGAATGCCCGTCTTGAAGTTGGCTTCTTCGACACTGCCGTATATCCCTCTGGTGTGCCTGTCGCCTATGTCGCCTCAATCCATGAGTTTGGATGGGGGCCAATACCGGCCCGTCCTTTCATGCGCCCGGCCATGAATGCAGAGCGCGCCACATGGCAGCGTAATTTCCTGAGCGGGTTTAAAGCCGTAGCCAATGGTCAGTTGAGCACAAAACAAGTGCTTGACCAGATGGGCATGAAGATCAGCGGGCAGATCAAGGAATCTATCCAGTCTGTCACGTCGCCAGCCTTGCAGGATTCAACCGTAGACGCACGCTTGCGTAAGTTGACGCAAGGCGTAGCGGCTACAGCACGCCCTGGCAGCATCGCTAAGCCATTGGTTGCCACCGGGCTCATGCTCAACTCAGTAGATTACAAGGTCACCACATGATCCCCGGCATCAATCTCCTGAACATCGCACTCGGCGCAATCTCTCCGCAGCAAGCCAAGTGGCGGCAGTTCAAGGCGCGCACGCAAAACAGCATCGGCAACTTTGTCGTGACCTACTACGCAGACGTGACCATCATCGGGTCTGTGCAGCCCATGCCCGCTGATGAAGTGCATGAAATGGGGTTCGACACCAAGAAGGTGTACGCCAAGATGTACACGGCCAACCCTGTTGTCGGGGTCAACCGTGGAGAATCGCCCGACCTCATCATCTACAACGGGCGCAAGTTCGAGGTTGTCGGGTCTGAAGACTGGTACATGGTCGATGGGTGGAATGGGCTGACGCTTGTGGATGTGGGCGCAGCATGAACGACAAGCAGCTACAAGCCCTGATCCGCAATACGCTGCTAGATTGCCTCACGCACGCGGGCATCACTGACCTGCCCGTCATCCCCGGGAATCAGCCTAGCGTCGCTCAGGGGCGCGTGGCGCGTGGTGTGTACTTCTGGACAGTCTCTGATACTGCGCGAGGATGGCAGGGCCGCACGACCATTACCAACCCGGATACGTTGGAGCTTGAAACAGTAGAAGCGCAGTTTGTGCAAACTCAGTTTCAGGTTAACGTGTTCTCGCCGGATGACCCCAATAACACAACGGCTCTGACGGCAAAAGACCTGTGCAATATCGTTAGAATGCTGGTGCAATCGCTGCGATTCGTGCAAAATATGACCAGTAACGGCGTCGGCGTGCAAATGCCTTCTCCGGTTCGTGCGCCTTATTTCGTGAACGATCTAGACCAGTACGAGCAGAACCCATCATTTGATTTTGTGGTGAGTCATAAGCGACTGACCACGCAACAAACCCACCATGCCGGAATCGGCGTGGATATTCACCGAGTCTGAGGATAGACATGGCAATCAAAATCACCCGTTATGTGGACATCATCAGTTCGGTGTCTGGCGCATCTAGCGTGGCGCAGCGCAAGCTGGATCATCGCCGCTTCACCTCTGACCCCCGCGTGCCTGTTGGCTCAATTCTTGAGTTGGGCTCTGGCGATGCTGACGACTTCTTCGGATCGACCAGTGACGAAGCTGTCTTCGCTCGCCAATACTTCGGCTATGTGAGCCCCGCCCCGGCATCGGCTCCGCGTTCTTTGCAGTTCGCCGCCTACGCCCCTGCGGGCCGTGTGCCTGCCGTGTACAGCGCAACACCTGCAAGCCTGGCTGAGCTGACCGCCGTTAGCGCAGGTTCGCTGAATATCACCTTGGGCGCGAACACCAACACCATTACGGCAATCAACCTGTCCGCCGCTCTGTCGTTCGCGGATGTGGCAACCGCCTTGCAGACCGCAGTACGCACCGGCACCGGCACGCAGTTTGCCGCTGCAACCGTCACATATGACGTGGGCCGTGCGCAGTTCGTCATCTCGGGTGGTGTGGTTGGTAGCGCGGCTGTCTCGGTAGGCGTTACTCCACTATCAACTCTGTTGGGCCTGAATGATCCGCAAGCCATCCTGTCCCCTGGCGTCGCAGTGCAGACCCCTCTGGCATCTTTCCAAGCCGCTGAGGATGCTTCTGACTCGTTCGGTTCTGCATCGTTTGGTGAGTCCATCACCGACGCCGAGGCAAAGGCTGTGGCGCAGTATGTGGCCGGTGAGAACGTCAAGTATCAGTTCTACGTCAGCGTGACGCCTGCCACCTACACGGCCACTGTCGCCGCGCTGTCTGGCATCCAATCGACCGGCATCATCCTGAACGGCACGGCAGGCGAGTACAAAGAAGCCATCCCCGCCGCGATCATGGCCGCTACGGACTACGACCGCCGCAACGCCACGGTGAACTACATGTATCGTCAGGTCGGTGGTTTCACGGCTGACGTGACCACGGATGCACTCGCCAATATCTACGACACCGCCCGCGTCAACTACTACGGTCAGACTGCATCGGCAGGTCAGAACATCAGCTTCTTCCAGCGCGGGTTCTTGCTGGGTGGCGCGACGGCTCCTGTTGACATGTCAGTTCACGCCAATGAGCAATGGCTTAAGGCTTACCTGACCGCCGCGCTGCTGAGCCTGCAACTGTCGCTGAACAAGATCCCAGCGAACAACGAGGGCCGCTCTTACGTGCTGGCTCAAGTGATTGACGCAGTGAACAAGGCCAAGTTCAACGGCACGATCATCATTGACAAGGTTCTGACCACCGCGCAGAAGATCGCTGTAACGCAACTGAGCGGCGATCCTGACGCATGGCGTGATGTGCAGAGCAAGGGATTCTGGGCTGATGTGGCGATTGTGCAAAGCGTGCCCGTATCTGGCGTGACCGAGTACACAGCCAAGTACACCTTGGTTTACAGCAAGGGTGACGTTGTGCGCAAGGTCGAAGGCTCACACAACCTGATCTGAACGAACTAAGCGCCCTTCGGGGCGCGATTCACAAAAGGAATTGACATGCAAGACATCAGCGCAATTGGCTTTACCCTCGTTCTCCGCGCTTCGGAGACTTTCCCCTCTGGCTTCACCATCACCGAAGTGGCCGATGATGCGGACCCTTTCGACATCCCCGCAGTTGAGATCGCCAGCACGGCCATGAACGTCAATGGCGACTTGATCGCATGGTCTGCCCCGGCCCCCATGACGCCTACCATCAACGTGGTGCCAGGCTCTGAGTCGGATAAGAACCTGGCGATCCTGTGGGATGCCAACCGCGCAGCCCGTGGCAAGCGTCACGCCCGCGACGTGATCACTTTGGTGGCCTCCTACCCTGACGGCAGCACCAAAACCTTCAGCGAAGGCAAGATGACCAGCGGCAACCCTGGCGGCTCGATTGCCTCGTCTGGCCGCATCAAGTCAAACGCTTATGTGTTTGCCTTCCAAGACTTGAGCATTACTCGGGCATAATCTCCGCATCATCTGATAGGAGATTGAATTGGCTGACCTCATCAAACCCAAAACCGTTAGCGTCAAAGACGTGGACGGTGGCGAACATTCGTTCGTAATCTCACGCCTTCCCGCAACGGTGGGCCGTGAGATTCTGGCGAAGTACCCTGTATCCAATATTCCCAAGATTGGAGACTATGGGGTCAGCACCGAGGCCATGCAGTTGATGTTCCGTTATGTCGCAATTGAGCGCGAAGACGGATCGCATCTGCGCCTGACCACTCAGGCATTGATTGATAACCACGTTCCAGACGGCGAAGCGCTGATTCGCTTGGAGCTGGAAATGCTGCGGTACAACACCTCTTTTTTCGGGATCGCAGGGAACTCCGACTTCGTGGGCTCCCTGCTTCAAAAGTACCTGCCGTTGGTTATCAAAACGCTGATGGATTCTTTGCCGCCATCCTTACTGAACGGCTCGCAACCCAAACAGAACTGATGACTACGCTTGACCTAGAGGACGCAATGAACCTCTGGGAGATCGCCACGGTCAACAGGTACAACGAGGCCCTAGCGGCTGAGTACGCTAACCAGAGACGCTAATGGCGCTGCTTGATACCTTCCGCATCCTGTTCGAGGCCGATACATCTAAGATGAATCAGGGCCTGAACAAGGCCGAGCAATCGACGGACGATCTCGTCAAGTCGATGAAGGAGGCGGACAAGCAGGCGGGCAAAAGCACCGAGTCATTCCGCTCTCTGGCCACAAAGCTAGTTGGCTGGTTT